TAGATCCGAACAATTCTCGTTTTGACTATGAACATGAGATTAGAATTGTATCTCTTCCTAATGTTGGTGGTGTGTTTCCAATACTTCAGGAGACCAGTGATGGATACAAGACCAGTGTTGAGTTTGAAAAGATATACGAACAAATTACACAAATGAATAACTTGAAGTTAATCGTGTTTGATCCGTTAGCATCATTTGTTCATGCTGATGTAAACTCTGATCCAGCAGCGGGAGCAGCTCTAACGGGATTACTGGCACAAGTGGCTACAGAAACTGGAGCTTCAGTAATGATGTGTCATCATATGACAAAGATCAAAGATGATGTAGCAGTTGCATCTCCAGAACAAGCAAGGAATATGATTAGAGGCACGTCAGCATTAGTTGATGGTGTGCGTTGTGCGTTTGCTATATGGCAAGTGGATGAGGCTACTGGTCGAAGGCGTTGCCAGGATTTAGGTATCGAGTATCAAAGAAACAGATGCTTTGACGGTGCAGTTGTTAAGTCAAACGGACCTGCAAGGCGTGACATAAGGCATTTTGTTCGGGATATGTATTCTGGATTACTGGAAGATAAATCGGAAGACATATCAAGATTACATTCTGGAAGCAATCGGGAGATAAAGAAAGATGCTTTGTTCGCTTGGATAGCAACATGTGAGCGGGAAGGCAGAGCTTTAACACAGCAGTCAGGAGCTGATGCAATACTGCAACGTATGAGTGCTGATCCTGATGCGCCAAGAACTTTGGATAACTGCACACAAAGAATGGTTGATGGAATTGTTCGGGAATTACTTGCAGAAGGACGCATTGGTAAGTACTCTTTTAGTAGATCAGGTGGTCGTAAGTGGCTCGGAACTACAGATGGAGACATGAGCAGAGGTGAATATGAAGCATCAACAGCAACGGAGAACGTATAATGAGTGAAAACGACAGACGCAGAACTTGGCAGCCAGTGGCTGAAGTTAAAACAAAACCAAAAAAATGTTCGGTTTGTGGAAAAGACAATGCTTCGTATTCAATTGATGGAGGTTGGAACTGGCGTTGTTGGGTGTGCGTTCCAGAAAATAGTTACTTTAAAAAAGGAGATGTAAATGAATCAACAATGTACTGACTGCGGTATATACATACAAATGACAAAGTACGAGAAAGCAAAGCTCTGTGTGCGTTGTAAATCTGACAGGCAAGCGGGAAACACAGAGGTTCGTCAAATATTTAAAGAGCTACGAAAGAAAAATGCTTGTACTTTTGACAAAGATGACTGGTCAACACAGGATGATCCCAGGGCTGCAACCGAACAATTATACGGTAAAGTATCAAAAGTACCGAACAGGTCTGGGCATGCTACAGCCAGTTGTATCGCTGATGAGATTATATAATGTCTGAGCTAATATGCAATTTACCAGCAGAAAAAGTTTGGGTTAGAAGAGAATATCTAAGAGATTTACAAGACGGACATGGCGAATTTGTAGAGGGTGTATGGATTACAGCCAAGTCTATAGCGGGCAAAGCTTTTTATTTTGAAACGTATCTACCACAATATGGAGCTATGTTTGATAAGCTCCCCATATCAGCGTTCTTATCTAAACCAGTTACGCCTAAACTGGATATGGATTTACCTAACCTGCAATTTTGGAATTGTATGGATTACAACGTCACAGCTATACACAAACAATTTATTGGCAGCATGGATTTTGAAGTGCTAACAAGAGATTTTGGTGTCGTTAAAGGCATATATATATGCACACTGGATAATTATCACAATTCTCCTGATATAATTGACTACAGCACCAGTGAAATACCTGAAGAACATAAATCATTTAATTTGTTACAGTTGGATAATGGACAATATTGTTTATATCCGAACAATAGAATGAGAATATATGATAACAGCCTGACTCCTGAGAAGCCTAAGATGCCCGACTTTAAAGTTAGCACAGTTGTATATCAAGTTGAGAATGGCAACAACACAAGGCTAGGCGACACTGACGAATACTTTTGGAAAACAAAAAAAGAATAATTTACTATTGACAATGTAGTTATCATTACATATATAGATTATAGAGGTCTATCGTAAGGAGATAATTATGGACAAACCAATTCTAGCAAGCGAACTAATAACTGCTCTTGGAGATGCCAAAAGAAATATACTTGGATGGCAAGGCGGTAAATATGCAGAGGGTATGAGACGTAACGTACAAACTGAAATCGTTACTGCTCAAAAATTTGTATTAAGCAAAGGTCTTATTGAGCATGCAGTACAAGCAAGTATGGCAAAACCCGAAACACTTTTTAATATGTTGGAGCGAGGTATACCACCATTTAATTCTTTATGGATTGAATGGGATGAGGTTTATCGTCAAAATTTATTAAAGAAAATCCATGAATCAAATGGCAAAAAATATGAACTAGATGAAGAGATCATGCCCGTTGGTTATCATATTATGAAGCATAATGATGATTTTATATATGCTTTATATACTAGATATGATGCTGATAACGAGCATGACAAATCAAAAGATAAGAAGAGATATATGGTATCTCCGCAGATCGGATTTACTATTGATAACGAAAAGCCATTTGATAGATTTTCTGCTTCAGCACACAATGAAGAGCCTATGTCTGAAAGCGATTGGCATAAAGCAACATGGCAATCTACGTCTGCATATCTCGGTAATTGGTATGTTCAAGATCATTTTGATAATGGAACTAAAAAAGATAAATATTATTTAGATCAAATTAGACAAAGAGTTACCACGACACAAACTGCATCTATGCATTGGATGATAACTCAAGCAAAGTTTGATTATGGTTGGGATCAAAAAGAAATGAGACAATTTATGGAAGTGTCTTATAATGTCATGGAGGGCGATGCCAGGTTTATGATCGCATTGCTTGGGTTGTTAAACTACGATTTAATCGCCACAGAGACAGTCGTTCCACCTAAAAAGATAGATCATATAGCCTTTGGTCGTAAAGTGCCTAAGAACGAATATAAGGTCGTTACGATTAACTTACCAAAGCCTAGAGGTAAACGGGTTTACTCCCGTATGTTTACGGGTCAAGGATCGCCAAAGCGGGAGCATTGGAGACGAGGGCATTGGAGAGTGTTAAAAAATAGAAAAGGCAGTGTTCTTAAACGTATTTGGATCGAACAACAAAAGGTTGGCAATGCTGAATTAGGCAAGATCGTACATGATTATGTATTAAATAAAAAAGATGCTTGACATGGTATTGAATACTATAGTAACTATAAAGGACTATCTTAACTAGCAAAGGAAGGAAAATAAGATGAGTAAACTATCTGACAAACTACTTGAAGTAGAATTGTTCGTAGGTGAGCAGTTACAAGACTACACAAACGAGCAGGTGTTAAAGCAAGTCAAGATCAAGTTTGGTACTGACATGTATGTAGATCATGCAAAAGATTTGCTTAATGAATTTCAACAAGAACTTAACTTTGAAAGGTTGCAACCATGATTTTAGTCAAAAGAATAGATATGGCATTGCATATCCAAGAGTTAGCCGCATTGGAAAACATAACTGTAAGTTATCAATCGTTAACAGAAACTAATCCTAGGTATTCAGCCAATCCATCTAAGCGACATATAACTATTAGACCGACTAAGAACACGGGCTACTATGTGTCTGCATTACATGAAATCGGACATATACTTGGCGGTAATCAATCTCGTAATAACACAACAAAGGAGAAAGAAATTGGTGCATGGATTTGGGCAATGTTACATGCGATTGTATGGACAGATACAGCGGATCGGGTCATGGCTAAAGCACTACGTTCATACGGTGTTAGCCAATCTGAAATCGAGGAAATCCAACACAAATGGAATCCAACAACAAGAGATGAGGAGCGACAAATTGCATAATCCTAAATTAATTAGACTACATATCCAAAGGGCTACTCCATATAGGAGTGGCTTTATGGATAAAATTGTTCGGTTATTAGACAAGATAAAAGAATGGTAAAGCGAGCAAAAATCCATAGCACTAGCAGAGGTTGGGAAAAATCACTCAAGAAATCTGCTAAAGCTAAAGAACGCCAGCGAGCAAAAAGAAGAATTGTTCGGGAAGTAAAGGAAGCATAATGGGCAGACGAGGCGATAAAACAAATCAAAGAATAAGGGATTCTCTTCTTGACATATTTCTTGAAATTAAAAAAAGAAACAAAAAGAAAACAAGAGAAGAATTAGGCGAAAATGAGAGATTTGAAGATCACCCTCATGCCGATAGAGATAAGGGCATAGGTAGAGTTAAAAGAATATCTACGTCTACAATTCAAAATAGAAATATGGAGAAGTAAATGGGCGAATATGAATGTATAGATTGTAACGAAATGTTTTGGGCAGAAGAACCGCCTTATCCTAAAGATCAATGTGATCGCTGTAAAGAAGAGGAAAAAGACAATGGTTAAAATGTTCGTGCTTATATGTGTCGTATGGGTAGAAGGTAGTCGTTACGAAGGTGGAGAACAGAAGTGTATCATGCACCAAAGTCGTGTGCATTACGATAACGTAGAACAATGTCGTGCCGATATACCTAAAAGCGAACTGTTAATCGAAGATGCTATATTTGATAATTTTGGCGAAGAACCAATAGATCATCAAATTATGGCTGGTTGTTTCGAGGGAGCGTAATGATTAGACGAGAGCCAAAACAAAAGTTTGTTATCCATTGTAAGGAAACTAAGTATTACATGGTTGAAATCGAAGCTGATAACTACGATCAAGCGGTTAAAAAGTGGGAAGCCATAGCTAAAAGGCGTGACTACACTACACTTCACAGAGAAATGGAAACACAAAGCGTTAGCCAGGAGGTTTAAATGGCGAAGAAAAAACAGAAGAATTGTTCGCAGTGTAAAGAAAAAATTGTTTTAGGTATGGAACTGGTGATGAATAACCGAACAATTTGTCTTGGCTGCGCTGTAGAAAAAGGAATAGCACAGCAGTGGCAAGCACCAATAAGTCATGTTCTTCATTGTGAATATGATATATATTCTTGCCCCGAATGCTATCGGAACTATGCTGAAATGATGGAGCATTTAGGGTATTCTTGCACCCTAAATGGTACGTTTTATAAACCCACAAATGACCCTAAAATTGTGGTGCTTTATGAGTGATTTACTTACCACTTACCAACTTACTCGGTAAGTAAAAATGACGGTAAGTAGTAAGTTATTGAAATTGTTCGGTTTTTTGAAGCAACTTACGGAGGTTACTTCTTATCACGGTAAGTTAGAATTTAGCTCTAAGTCATTGATTTTAAAGCTACTTACCAACTTACCGAACTTCCCCCCTAAAGGGGGGTTTAGGGGGCGGTAAGTAACCCGCCCACCTAACCCTATTAACTGGTAACGAAATGGAGATAAAATAAGATGCCAAAGGTAGCACAGAATTTAACGAAAGAACAACGACTAGCGGGATGGAAAAGACTGACTGACAAGCAGCAAGATTTTCTTAACAACTTCATGCACAAGGATATGACGCAGACATCGGCAGCGAGATCAGCGGGGTATGCAAATCCTGGGGTCGATGCCGTTAGGTTGTTGCGTAACCCAGTCGTGCAAGAGCGGTATCAGGAAATGCGTGAGGAAGCTCGTAGCCGTTTTGGAGTGACAATTGATAAATCTGTTCGGGATCTATTGAAGATCCGTAACGAAGCGTGGGAGAGCGGGAAGTTTGGCGAGGCTATACGGGCTGAAGAACTGCGATTGAAGGCAACGGGGCTACTGGTTAATAAGGCTCATGTGTTACATGAACGCACAGACAGCATGACAAGAGAAGAAATACTGGCAAAACTACAGGAATTTCAAGACATAGCACAGAAACGCATGAAAACAGCCATAACCACCCATAAAGACCCAGACTTGATAGAACAAAGTAGCGTAAAACCCAAAAACTAGCATATTTACTTGCACAGGGTGTGTGAACGATGACCGAAGAATTGTTCGGATCGCAGCGGGATCGGGGTGATCGGGGCTAGATCGGGGCGTAATCGGGGTAATTGTTCGGCTTCAGGCAGGTAATCCCCCCTGAATCGGGATCGGGATCGGGCTTCACCAGGAGCGGGAGCGTACAATTGTTCGGAACGGCAGCAGGTTCCCCTGGTACAGCAGCGGGAATCGGGA